GACATAACTCAAGCCCTTGCCGATGAGTTTTATCACTCAGGTTACCCTCATCCCGACGAAATAGAAATCAAATACCTGGGAACCGACGACCAGGATTCCGACTGACTATCAGGCGACGGAGCATCCAAGAAAGACCTTCTCGACAGAGAGGGTCTTTTTTTGCCTCTAAATAGATAAATATACCGAGATTGTCAACGTTCTAGTGCCTGTCCAACGTTTTTCACAAGGGTTTAAAGACATATCATTGTCTTTCAAACGTCATCCAGTCACAAATGATGTACTTGCATTGAAAAATGAGGATGCAATAAAACGTTCTGTTCAGAATCTAGTTAGATTGCAATTAGGTGAGGTATTTTTTAATCCTGATTTAGGAACCAGAATTACTGGTTCTTTATTTGAATTAGCAAATAATGATTTTGTAGATCCTATTAAAACTGAGATAGAAACTACAATAACAAATAATGAAAAAAGAGTTCAATTGACGAGTGTTGATGTTGAATCAGAACCTGATACTTATTCTATGAATATAACAATATCGTATGAGTTGGTTGGTTTATCAGCACCAAGTCAAACCTTGCAATTTGTACTAGAACCAACTAGGCTATAATGGCACTACAACAATTTACAAATTTAAATTTTGAGGATATAAAAGCCTCATTAAAAAATTATCTTAGAGAAAACTCTGATTTTTCTGACATGGATTTTGAGGGATCTAATCTCTCAATTCTAATAAACACACTTGCTTATAATTCTTATATTAGTGCATACAATACCAATATGGTGGTGAATGAGACGTTTATTGATTCTGCCACACTTAGAGAAAATGTAGTATCTCTTGCACGTAATATTGGATATGTTCCACGATCAAAAAGTGCAGCAAAATCTAAAGTAGATTATTTTATAACGGGAATATCAACATCAACATCTACAATAACATTTCAATCAGGTGTGATTGCAAATGGAACGGTATCGAATGCAAATTATATTTTTTCTTTACCAGAAACAGTAACTGGGACTGTTACTAATGGAATATCAGAAGGCACAATAGAAATTTGTCAAGGTCAATATTTGTCAAGTCAATTTGTAGTTAATAATTCGCAACCAAATCAAAGATTTATTTTACCAAATTCTGATATAGACACTTCTACTATAATTGTAAAGGTATTAGAGAGTAATGGTAGTAGTACTAGTACAGAATATAAGTTGGTAGAAAATATTATAGGAATTACATCAACATCCAACATATATCTCATACAAGAAACAACAGATGAAAAATATGAGTTATTATTTGGTGATAATGTGTTTGGTAAGAAATTAGATTCTGGAAATGTAGTAAACGTTTCTTACATAAAAACAAGCGGAAGTAATGGTAATGGTGCTGCAAGATTCAAATTTGCAGGTAGTATTAAGGATGAAAATGGTGCTACTTTAGATGGTTATCGTACTGTTCTAACTGCTCAATATCCATCAGAAAATGGTGATGAGATAGAGACTCTTGATAGTGTAAGGTATTACGCTCCTAGATTATATTCATCTCAGCATAGGGCAGTTACTGCATCCGATTATGAATCTATTCTTCCTTCGGTATATCCAAATATAGAATCTGTAAGTGCTTATGGTGGTGAGGAATTAACTCCACCTCAGTATGGAAGAGTTTATATATCCGCTAAACCTAAGAATGGTTCTTTCTTATCCGACTTTACGAAGAAAGATATACTATCCTCTCTAAAAAATTATTCAGTTGCAGGAATAGTTCCTGTATTTGTTGACTTGAAATTCTTATATGTTGAGATTGATAGTTATATTTACTACAATGCAAACTTTGTTGGTAATGAGGAACTATTAAAAAGTAATGTAATATCAGCACTAACTGCTTTTGCTTCTGGTTCAGAATTAAATAAGTTTGGTGGTAGATTCAAATATAGTAAAGTATTATCAATGATTGATAATGTTGATAATTCTATTACATCTAACATTACTACAATTAGGATAAGAAGAAATCTTATTGCAAAAATCAATCAATTTACCCAATATGAATTATGTTTCTTGAATACTTTCTATTGCACAGAAAGTAATTTCAATATTAAATCTACTGGTTTTACAGTTTCTGGTGTTTCTGGTACATGTTTCTTTGCAGATGAAAAAATTTCTAGTGATAAAGGGAGTTTGTTTATGTTCCAGATTCTAACGGATGATTCAATAAAAGTTTTATCGAATGCATTTGGAACAGTTGATTATAAGAAGGGTGAAATCATTATAGATACTGTGAATATAACATCTACTGCTCTTACAAATAATATCATAGAAGTTGAGGCAACACCAGACTCAAATGATGTTTTAGCAAGAAATGAATTATATCTTCAATTTGATGTGTCCAAGAGTAATTTTTATATGAGAAAAGATTCTATTGCATCTGGTGCAAATACTTCAGGATCAAGATACAATCCACAATCTAGTTACCAAATCGGTAAGAGAACAAGATAAATGTTGCAAACATCCTTTACCAAAGTAAAAATTAATGAAATAGTTCAGGGGCAAATACCTGACTATATTGATGCAGAAAATCCTCTATTTGGAGAATTTTTAAAACAATATTATCTTTCTGAAGAATTTCAGGGAGGTGCATTAGATATAGCAGATAACTTAGTAGAATACAAAAGTCTTGATTTTTTAAATAAAGAAAATCTTACAGGATTTACTTCAATCTCTAGTTATATCAATGCTTTTGACGATACTGTTCATGTAGACTCAACTACAGGATGGCCATCTCAATGGGGATTACTAAAAGTAGATGATGAGATAATAACTTATACTGGACTTACTACTAATACTTTTACTGGATGTGTTCGTGGATTTAGTGGAATTGAAAAAAATAGTAAAACCAATGAACCAGAGTATCTAACATTTACTCAAAGTGGAATTGGAACACATAGAGTAGATGCTAAAGTTGAAAATTTAAGTAATGTTTTTCTAAAGACATTTTTAAAGAAATTGAAAACTCAGGTGTTACCTGGTTTCTCTGAAAGAAATATCAATACGCAAGTAGATCAATCTAATTTTATTAGACAGGCAAAAGATTTTTATAGTTCAAAGGGAACAGAAGAATCATTTAAGATTTTATTTAGTGCATTGTATAATGAAAAGGTTGATATGATTCAACCTTCAAAATATCTAATAAAACCATCTGGTGCGGATTATATTGTAAATGATGTTTTGGTTTGCGAATCTTTAGAAGGTGATCCTGAGAAAATTGAGGGTCAAAGTTTAATACAAGACACACAACCATTACAAACTAGTGGTTCTATTTTTAATGTAGAACGTGCTATCATAGACGGCAAAAAATTCTATAAAATCGGAATTGACCAAAGTAGTATAGTTGGTAAATTTAGACAAATTGGAAAAACATTTATAACAAAAACGTCTGGAATAGGAGCAACTATATTGCATGTTGATTCTACAGTTGGGTTTGGATCAACAGGAACTATAAAATTTGAAGACAGAACATTTGATTATGGTAGTAAAAATATAACACAGTTTGTAGGTGTAGCTACACTTACCTCCCCATGTGGCATAGGATCCACTGTAAGGTCAGGATTGGAGGCGTTTTCATACGAAGATGGTGATCTAAGTAAAATCGTTAGATTGAACGTTCTAGGTGTCATAAGTAAATTTGTAGGTGATGCTACAAATCAACAAAATAATAGTAATATTAATGTAAAAAGTTTAGGTATTGTACAGAAAGATCTGAGATGGTCATCTTGGATTTATAACACTGCAGCAACGCACAATCTGGTAGGATTTCAAGATTTAGGTGGTAATAGTTATAGGTTTGATTTGATCAACGATCATGTATTTTATGTTGGTGATAAGTTAGATGTTGTTGATGAAGAAAATAATATACAAGAAGGAACAGTTCTAAGTACACCAAACTCTAAATCTGTTGTAGCTAGTACTGGTAACTTAGATCCTAGTATTACTTATTATATACGAAGAAGGGTAAAAGTAACTTCTGATGGATATACAGCAGATATTCAGAATAGTTACTCTAGTGATGAAACTGTATATGTTGCGTCTAATAGTTTACCTCATTGGGATATTGATCCTCAAGATAGAAAAAGAACGTTTAATTCATCTTTGAACTCTGCTGGATCGACAATAGAAATTATTGATCATAACTTCCATGATGGAGAATTGGTTGTATATACATGTTTATCTACAAAACTAACTAATTTAAATAACACTCAACCATATTATATCAAGAAAATTGATAATAATAGAGTTGCTTTAGCATACTCTCTAGAGAACGTTCGTAACTCAGAGTTAATCACTGCATTTACTGAAGAAGATATAGTAGGTGCAACAACTCATTTTCTAACTCCAGACGTTGTTTTTGGTAGTTCTGTAGGAGCACAGAAAATACTTAGAAAATTTGATGAGCCAGTATTTGCTGAAGATAAATCAAAAACTGTTCAGGGTGGAGTTGGATTATTTGCAAATGGGGTAGAAATATATTCTTACAAAGCAACAGATAAAGTATTCTATGGTCCCTTAGAATCTGTAGAGATACTTAATAGTGGATCTGGATATGATGTAATATCACCTCCTAGATTATCAGTTACTCAAACTGGACATACTGGTGTTGGTGCGTCTGCCATAACGCATGTTGAGGGTGAGTTAGAAGAAATTGTAGTTGATACTGAAGGATTAGATTATCTTGACACTCCAAATGTTAGTATCACTGGTGGTAATGATACTTCTGCAATAGCTAGAGCACAGATGAAGTTGGTTCATCAAGAAGTTGAATTTGATAGTACTACCCAAGGATCAATTGTAAATACCACAACTGATAGGTTTGTATTTCCAGAACCTCATGGATTCAAGCATGGTGAAGAATTACTTTACTATACTTCGGGTTCAGCTCCAATTGGTATAGGAACTACACCAGGCACACTTGAAAATCAATCATCATATTTTGTTGTGAAATTAGATGATTTTGAAATGCATATTTCTGAAACAAAAGAATCTGCATTATCTGGTATAGGAACCATAGATCTAACAACAAATGGTGGTGGTGTTCATAGATTTTCTGCTGTAGATAGAAGAACTAAAATAGATAAAATTCTTTTAGATAATCCTGGTAAATTCAAAAATAGACAGAATACAACATCAGGTGTTACTGGAATTAATACATTTACCAGTACCTTTACTATAACTGATCATAATTTCTTGTCTGGAGATATTGTTAGGTATACTGCAGATAATAATATTGGTGGTCTGACTAGTGGTTCGGATTATTATGCAATAAAAATAGATTCAAATACTTTTAGACTTTCTTCAAAGAAAGATTTGAGTGATGTTATAGAATTGACCAGTATGGGATCTGGAACACATACGTTCCAAGATCCTCCTATAGAGGTAACAATAAGTGGTAGGCAAGGTATAACCACTGCAAATGCAGTTGGGACACCAATAGCAAGAGGAAAGGTTATTGGTCTTCATATCGAGAATCCTGGTACTGATTTTGGTTCTACTGTTATAAATGATAATTTCAAACCCGATATTAGAATAGTAGAAGGTAAGAATTCTTTCTTACAAGCATTTGTACTAAATGGTAGAATTGATCAAATTATTATATTAAGTGGTGGAGAACAATTCTTTAGTACACCTGATATTATCATAACTGGAGATGGTGTTGGTGCAAAGGCAAAAGCAGTTATAGAAAATGGTTCTATTGTTCGCATTGATATGATAACAAAGGGTATGAATTATACCCAAGGACAAACTAGAGTGAAAGCATTGACACCTGGTTCTGGTGCTATTTTCTTTGGAAATGTAAAAGAATGGACAGTGAATCAGGTCGAGAGATTAGCAAAATATGGTGATGTAAAAACTGATGATGGTTTCCTTGAAATTGAAAGAGATTCTAAACTAGGTAATCCATATGTCAATTATTATGTTCCTAGAAATATAAGATCCTACTTGGGTGATGATGGATCAGAGCATTCTCCAATATTAGGTTGGGCGTATGATGGACATCCTATTTACGGACCTAATGCGATTGTAGGCGGACAATTAAAGAATATAGAATCTAGTTATTCTTTATTTTCTGGTGTAGATAGATTAGATGGACCTCCTCTAAGTAAATATCCAGCAGGGTTCTTTATTGAAGATTATACTTTTGTAGAAGGTTATGGTGATTTAGATGAACATAATGGTAGATTTGCAGTTACTCCAGATTTTCCAAATGGAGTTTATGCATACTACACTACGGTTGAAAACAGCGATACTCTAAACCCACTTGATCCTTTTGATAATACAAGAAGACCAGTATTTCCATATGTTGTAGGTGATACTTACAATTCCACTCCTATTGAATTTAATATTGCAAATGATTCAGTACAGGATATAGACATAAACGAATTAAATCTAATTAGAAATACTGATCCTCATAATATAAACGAATATCAATTTGTTACTAATTCAAATAAAAATACAACTATAAATTCAAAAATACTTTCTATAAAGTCTGATTCATTAGATAAAGTTGAAGTTATAGATTCTGGTAGAGAATTTAATGTAAATGATGCTCTAACATTTGATAATAAAAATACTAAAGGTTTTGGTGCTATAGGAAAAGTTACTAAGGTAACAGGTCCAACATTATCTACTATCACTTCAACTATAACTGATTTTGAAGACGTTATATTTTCAAGTTCAAATAATATAATTACAGGAATTACGACTCTTCCTCATGGATTAGCAAACGCCACTTATGCAAGAGTGCTTGGTATATCAACAACAACTCATTCTGCATTTGAAGATACACCAAGAATAAAAGTTGAGTCTGTTCGTTCTAGTTTATCGGAAGCAATGTTGTCTGTAGGATTGACAACACAAGTTTCTTTTAGTGATGCATTTGGTGCAAATAAATTTACAGTAAACGATATTGTTAGAATTGATAGTGAGCAACTAAAGGTATATGGTTACGATTCATTCTTCAATCAGTACAAATTATTACGAGCACAAAATGGTACGGTAGCTGCTGCACACACCTATGGTACACCCATAGAAAGAATGGAGAGGAAGTTTACTTATCCTATAACTAAAAAATTCTATGATTCTACCGAGGAAGATTTCTCTAAATTCTTTGATGCTACTAGTGTTGTAGGAGTAGGATTGACGTTTGGTGTTGGTATTGGAGTGACAATATCAGTCAAT